TTAACTATGTTTGTAAATTTATCAAATAGTATATCGCCTTTGTGTGATATAATAAAAACATTCTCATTCTTTAGTGTTGCTAGTATTTTAAAGAAGTCATCTGTGCCTTGTGCGTCTAGTGATGAATCAAATATCTCATCTAATACTAGTAAGTTTGTATTGGTACTATTTTTCATTTTTGCAATAGTTCGCCAAGTAAATAATAACGCAAGGTCTATTCTCATCTTTTCACCCTCACTAAAGTTATTATAAACAAAGGTATCTCTAAATCTACTTTTGACCGTTTCGTTAAACTCTTCATCTAAATGGAAAGATACAAAGAAGTCCATAGATTGTAAGTATTGATTAATTAAAGAGTTCATAATTGGTAAATACTTTTTAATAATTCTAGCTTTTGCACCTTTGTCGTTTAATATATCTCTTAATATATCTACATAGTTTTTCTTTTCAATAACTTCGTCTAGTGATTTTTTGTTTGCCTCTAGTTCTAGTTTTAAATTATCTAACTCTTTTTGTATCTCTGAGCTATCAACATCTTTGTTTTCTAGTAATAGTATCTCTTCGTGTATTCTATCTGAATATGATTTTAGTTGTTCTACAGAGGTATTAATCTTTGCTAGTTGTAAATTTAGGTCTTGTATCTTCTCTGTCACTTTATCAAAACCTTTTACTTTAGTTTCTGTATTGACTATTTCTTTCATCAACTTTTCCATACCATCATTTAAGGTTTCTACTTTAGATTTTAATTCACCTTGTTTATCATATCTAAATTGTTCGTCTATCTCTTGTGTACATACAGGACAAGTATTATTCTCACTAAAAAACTCTAAACTCTTATTATGTGTGGCGATATTCTGTTCTATCTTTGTTTCTAGTTTATATAATTTACTAGCTTTCTTTTGTATATCTTCTTGTCCTACTAATGCATTATGATTATTTGCAATCTCTTCGTTTACCTTTTGTATCTCTTCTTGGTATTTCTTTAGTGACTCTTCATTCTTACTAATAAGTTGTTGTTTGTAATCTTTGTCATTTACATTTCTACTAGATAAATCATTAAATCTTTTTGTTTCTAGTTCGTGTTTTGTTTCTATTAGATCACACTTATGTTTTATTTCTGTAATATCTTTTTGTAAGGCAGATTGTTGACTTCTTAATATTAAGTCCATAAGACCAAATACTCTAATGTCAAGTATCTCTTCAACCACTTCTCTTCTATACCTTGGTTTCATTTTCATAAATGGCTCATAAGAAGAGGAACCTAATATGACAACTTGTATAAAACTTCTATAGTTTAGTTTCATTATATTAGTTTCTAAATACTTTTGATAGTCTATTGTAGAGGCGTCCTGATTTATCATTTCACCATCGCTGTATATTTCAAACTTATTAGGTTTGATACCTCTAACTACTTTATATAACTTTGTACCTACGGTAAATGTAACTTCTACCTCTGCGTCTGAATTATTAATACTATTGACTATCTGATCTTTCTTAATTAATCTAAATGGTCTGTTAAATAAAACAAAACATAATGCGTCAAGTAAAGTTGATTTACCACTGCCGTTACCACCAATAATTAATGTTGTCGGTGCTTTATCTAAATCTATTTCTATTGGTGTATTACCAGTAGATAAGAAGTTACGCCATTTAATTTTCTTAAAAGTTATCATACATAATGCTTAGGCAATTCTTTTCTATTCATAATAGTAATATTACCTGATACACTTATCCTTTCAACATTTGTTTTGTAAGGTGTTACCCAATGTGGTAGTTGTGCTGGAAAGAAATACAAATCACCTGATTCTGGATTTACATTTAATCCTGTTCTTTGCCATTTTGGTTCGTGGCCATCTGCACCCATAAAAAATTGTGTTTCGCCTGGTTTAGTACCAGTGCCTTCAAATTCTTCTTGTTCTTTTTTTAACTCTTCAGGTATCTGTAAAAAGAAAACAAAAGAGTAATCACCATAGTGTGTATGTAAAGGGTTGAAATCACCTGGTTTGTAGAAGTTAATCCATAAACTTTCAGGTTTTAAAACTACGTGTGCGTCTGGTTGATTGTAATACCAATTACATTTATCTCTGTATAATTTTAAAAAAGGGCTTAACTCTCCATAAAACCAATCTATCATATAGTCTGGATATTCGTATTGTGTTTTTAAATGTCCTGCTAATGCGTGATTGTAACTTGGTAACATCTTTCTACCCTCTTCTAACATTTTTAGTCTGATATATTCAGGCATTTTTACTCTTGTTAAGAAAGGACCGAAAGGATAAAATCTAAAACTATCTTCGTAATCGTAACTACTCATTTGCCTCCTGATATAAGTCTTTAGCAAAGGCCTTTAATTTACCTTTATCTAAATCACTATCTATTTGATCTATGTAGTTGCCTAAAAAAGTAAGTGTATCTTCGCCTTGTTCTAATATATTTTCTTTTACGGTGGCCGTTATATCACTACTTAAATCTTCTATTATGTTTAGTTCGTGTATATTAATCTCATTGTGAAATCTGTTTATGAAATCATCAAAAGCGTCTGTATCTGTTTTGTTTGATACAAATAATTTTACAAAGTGATTATCATACTCTGATAAATCAAACTTTTTGTAATCTGTATCTTTATCATTATATACTATCTTTTTAAATATAGTGTATGGGTTTTTAACTCTAGTTATTTCTCTTGTTTCTGTATCAAAGATATGAAAACCTTTTTGACACTGATAATCTGACCAAGTCATTTCGTATTGTGATCCTAGATAATATATCTGACCATCATCTGACTTTTTATGAAAATGACCTGATATAACTTTCTCAAATCTTTTAAACATAGACTTATCTAAACCGTGTTCGTTAATGTGGCCTTTATGCATTTCAAAACCTTTTATTTCTAAATGACCCATTGCAACCTCAGCTGTTGATGATTCAATATGATAGATTGAGTCTTCATAATTTTTATCACAAATCCAAGGTATGAATAGTATCTCTGTACCATCAAACTCTACGGTCTGGCTAGATTCATATATCTTTGCGTCTTTAGATATATTTAAATTTCTAATTGCGTTTACTTCGTTTGTGTTTCTATAATAAGTATCGTGGTTACCTAATATGATATGTACATCAATATTTAATTCATCTAGTTTATTCCAAAATACTTTCTTAAAGTTATCTGCTGTATTGTGGTTTATAAACTTTCTTCTATCTACCACATCACCTAAATGCACCAAAGTATTAATATTGTTTTCTACTAGATATGGAAAAAACACATCATTGTAAAATTTGTTTTGAAACTTTTGAAAGGCTGGGCTATCGTTTCTTACACCAAAGTGTGTATCATTTAGTAAAGCTATCTTCATTTCTTATTTTATCTAGGTATTCTCTATGACCTATTCTTTTATTTGTTGTTGTTTGTTTTAAGTGTGTTTCTAAATGAGATAGAACAAATGATCTTAAATCTCCAGCCTGACTTTTAAACTCTTCTTTGTGACTATCATTTAACATTCCTAAACCATACAATATACTTGTAAAGTTGTGTTCAAAAAATAGTAAAAAGTTTGTTTCTGTAAAGTCTTCTAGTATTGGCAATCTATTCTTCCATTTAAGTAGTTTATGTTCTAGTGAGTCTGGTATTTTTATGTTTTGCATATCTTCCCAAAACTTACCTTGTCTTTGTACGAAATAGTGTAGTAAAACAAAATCTCTTACATTTGTCATCATATAATTTACTTTATTATTATAATCTATAATATCGTTTGGTGTATAGTTATTAGCATAATGCATAAACATAAATGTTTGATTAATTGCTGTGCCTATTGATGTAGCTTCCATAGGTTCTACAAAGTTTGCACTTAAACCAATCGCCATACAATTTTTAATCCAAGTATTGTCTATTTTGCCTGGATCAAATTTAATGTTTCTTAATATCTCTACTTTACCAAATATCTTTTCAATCTCTTCTACTGCCTGATCTTCGTTTATGTAATCACTATCATAGATGTAACCATTACCATATCTGCCGTAAGTAGGTATTCGCCACAACCAACCAGCGTTTAAGGCTTTTGCTAGTGTGTAAGTATTATATTCTGGTGTATCAGGTGTTTGAAACGCCAACGCCTGTTTCATTTTTAAACTATCACCATATGATTGCCATTTAGCACCTAGTTTACCAATTAATGATCTTTTAAATCCTGTACAATCAATAAAGAAGTCTGAATAATAATCTTCTTTTTCACCTACAATCTTTTGTATGCCGTCTTCACCTACTATTACATCTTTTATATCATCAATAATAATCTCTATACCTCTTTTCATACACAAGTTAACTAAAAAACTATTTAACTTAAATGTGTTAAAATGAAATTGTTTTGTTGGTGATTCACCATAAGGTACATAGAAACTATTTGTATTACAACTTTTATCTGTCGTTTCTAATTGATCTAAACCTAAAGTGTGTGCCATACCATACGCACCAAGATATTGACCTAGTTTTGTTTTTTGATAAAATGGCTCTGTTACATTATGATAGTAAGGATTTTCTGTCCAACCATCAAAGTAAACACCAAGTTTAATTGTTGCGTCTGCTTTAGTAATAAGGTCTTTGTGGTCTATACCCACATAATCCATAAACTCTTTAAAGTGTTCGGTACTGCCTTCTCCTACTCCTATGATACCTATGTTATCTGATTTTACTATCTTTATTTTATAGTTGTTAAATCTTTTTTTAAGTATTAAGGCTGATATAAGACCGGCTGTTCCACCACCAACAATGGTTAATGTTTCAATTTTTTGCATATTAATAAAAAAATTCTAATGATGTCTTCTTTTTAACTCTTACTTTCTTTACTGGTTTCTTTTTTTTATCTTCTTCAATAGGTAAGTTTTTCTTTAAAAACTCTGTAAACTGGTTTGTAAATTCTCTGTCATCACCAGGTTGCAAAGCATAATCGTCAAAATTCGAGTCGGTTAAAATTTTATGTTTAATAGTTACTTGTTTCTTTTCTTTTTGTATTCTTCTAATAAAAGCATAGTATATAATCTGCGTAAAGTAAGCAAAAGGATTATTAGATTTAGTTGGATTAAAATTATCCAAGTATTGTAAACAATTCTCTATACCATCACTAATCATATCATCTTTAAATGTATAGTTAATAAAATTAGGTCTGTATGATAAGTGGTTTGCAATCTTTAAAAAACAACTACCAATATAGTCTGGTACTGGCGGCTTTTCTTTCTTTTCTCTTTTCGCTTTATTTACTGATTTTCTGTAGGCAATCATAGCCGCTAAAAAATCTTTATTTGATACGTAATGCTCTTTTTTTGCTGTTGATCTACTCATAATATATAATATAACATATGTTGTTTATCCTGTCAACCTATCCTGGAAAAGCTTGACATTTTTTGTTTTTTCCGTATAATGGAGCTTGTAGCGAGTTAATGAGGTAACCTAGCTTAGTGTATGGTATCCTCTTCATCTCTAAATTCATCCCATAGTTCATTGTATTCATCATTTTCCTCAAGTGACATTTGTTTTTTAGGGGGTTCAACCGTTTCTTCCCTTGTGGGAGTTCTATCTAATTTATCATAATTGACGGCAATATCAAAGTACGATTTAGTCATTTGATTCGTAGCAGTTGTAATCGCCATTATCTTATCTTTTGGAATATTAACTAAAGCGTCGTGTGTGTACCCTATCCATTTTATTAATGAAATATAATCTCGTAGGCCATTTGGTGTAAATTTAGAAACAAATTTAATC